TCGTGGGCACGCTGTGCACGGCTCTGGATGCGTCCCCGGTGCAGATGGGGCGGGGGATGCACGGCTACGAGCAGTCGTTGGAGTTGCGGGGCCGTGACGGGGTGGTGGCGCGCGTCTTGGCCGGTGGGGTCAACCCCTGGCCTCATGCGTGGGCCTCGGGGGACGATACGGACGCTTTTGTGGAGTCGGTGCGGGGTGCCTGGCCGGACTGGCACACGGTGAGCCGTGTCGATGCGGCCGACGACTTCGGCGGTGCTGGGTGCTGGGATCGGCTGTTGAGTGAGTGCGTGTCAGAGGCCGAGACGAAGAATCTGCGCATCGATCAGGCTGGGGACTGGCTTCGTGACGGTGAGCATGGGCGGACGCTGTACATCGGAAGCAAGTCGTCACCGGTGCGGGCTCGGCTGTACGAGAAGGGCAAGCAACTCCGTGGCGACGGGGTCAAGGACGCGCCGATCGACTGGGTACGGCTGGAGCTGCAGGTACGGCCAGAGAACCAAGCAAAGTGGACACTGGCGACGGCGTCACCCTCGGAAGTGTGGGGGTCGGCGCGCTGGTCCCGCACACTGTCAACGCGGGTGCTCGGGGTCGACGTGGACAAGGTCGACGGGCGACTGTGGCACGAACCGGACGACGTGCGGGCGCTTCGGTATCTGGTCAGGCAGTACGGGCCGCTGCTGGACCGGATGAGGGCTGTGAAGGGCTCTTGGCAACTGGTCGGGGAGAGTCTTGGAAGGCTGCTTGATCCGACTTTCGCCATAGTGGCCCCAGACGACGCCGAGACGTGCTAACGTCCCCTCGTCAAAGTCAAATCCTGGCGGGATTTGGGTTAAGACATGCACCCTCTGTTGAGTACTCGCACCCTCCGGATAGGGGGGGGATAGGACACGTTCATGCGGTTGTCAGGTACGGTCATTCAGTTGAAGAACGTCCCCGGGGGCGCCGACTACGGCCCCTATCAGAAGGCGTTCATCCTCGACGTTGAGAGCAACCCTCCCAAGATCAGATCGTGCCGCGTCGGCGACACGTTCGGACCGGTCGGGCTGGGGCAGGAAGTCGACGCGGTTGTCAACGTCGGCGTCTATGAGGGGCATGACACATGCACGCTCCTGGAGAACATCACGGTCACGGCTCCGCGCAAGGCGGACTAGGTCATGTCGGGGTGGGCGCGCCGCTGCGGGCTGGCGGCCACGACAACGGCGCTGACGCTGACTAGCGGGATAGGCGTAGCCACACGCTGCCCCGCATTGTACCCGTGGGGGGTGTGATGCGTGCGCGCTCGTGGGATGAAATTGGGCTGGCGCGGATCGGCTCTCGCGTTCCTGGCCGGGGCCATGTTGGCGTGTCAGGTCGCGCTGGGGCTGAGTCTGCTTTCCGGCCCGTCCTCGTCGGCGTCGTCGGCGGCGTCAGCGTCTATCTACTCGTCGAGCTTCTCGGCGTCTTCTGGGGCGCTGCTGTTTGCGGGGTCGTACTTGTTGCTGCCTGCGCTCGATCCGCCTATCGATCCGATCGGACCCGGGGCGTTCAGCGGCGGCTGGACTTCCGAGGGGGCGACAGAATCCATCATCATCGCGGCTGGCCTTGTGGTCCTGGCTGCGTCCGCGGTGATGGTAGCCGGATGGGGTCGGCGGGGTATCTGACAGTAGGTCTCGATGACTGAGATGGCTCTGTTGCTTCTGACCGTCATGTCGGTCATGAAGCTGGTTTCCTGGGTGAAGGGGTTACTCCTGTGAGCCCGGTTGAATGGATTGTCGCCTGCTGGTGCTTCGGGATCATCCTGGGGTTCGTAGCGGGGATGCTGTGAACTACAACAACCCGAGGGGGTGAAAACAATGTACGCACTCGTGTTCGATGCGGCTTCAGCGGTGAACACCGCCATGGGCCAGCTCACGACCGACTTCGGCACCGTCGCGCCGATCGTCCTGGCCATCGCGCTGCTTCCGTTCGGGGTCAAGTGGCTCCTGCGCAAGGGCAAGGGGATCGCCTCCTGAGCCGAGGGGCTGGGGGGATCGACCGTCGCGGGATAGGACGGCCGGTCCTCCGATCATCTCGGAACTGTCGGAAAGGATTACGTACGTGGTAGAACAACGGGAACGCGCTGCGCGAGCGGGGACCCCGCGTCAGCGGGGTGCGAGTCGCCGTGTGCGGCTCGCTGCCCTGCCTGGACGGCTCCTGACGACACTCCGACATGCCGGTGGGCGAACACTGACAGGCGTCGGGGTAGCACTCCTGCTGGTGGGCATGGTCGTGAGTCCTGCATCGGCAATGCTGCCGACAGACCCATGGGTGCCGCCTTCTGTCGCGTCGCATGACGGGCTAGCGTCGGGGGTGCTCGCGGTTGGTGGTGTCCATGTTGACCTGCCCGTTCCGTCAGATCAGAACGATCTCTATACGGCCGAGTCGGGCGGTTACTGCGGCGTGCATTTCACGTCGTGGTCCTGGGGCTCCGTTGGCGGTGATTCGGTCGTCACGATCAATTACACGCTGTACGGGTCCGATCAGGTGGACTGTGACCCGGTGCAGACGTATGACGGGCCTGGGCTGAGGACCTGGCCGCATTTCCTCTGTGTCATCAATAATCAAGGCGGCTGGAACGGGCACCCGATCGGCTACGTGGCGAACCTGCCGAAGTCGTACGACTTCGGGACCGCTGGCGTGATGACGTTCAGGTCGACAGGCTGCGGCACGCCGGACGTGTGGGGCTTCGATACGGGCACGGGTGGCGGCGCGTTCGCGGCCGATGGTCTGAGAACGTATAGGCCCGGCTACGGCGGTGTGCAACCGATCACGACGGCTGTGACGACTTGCTCGGATAACTCAACGGTGATGCTCGATTTCGGGCCGGGAATGTCTGTCATTCCGGCTGCGTGTGCGACGGGTGATCTGGTCTCCGTGGGGCTGTCGGCTAGTGGCGTCGGGCTGGGGACGACGGCGGTTCATGCGCCGTTCGTCGGCAATCCGTGTCTGACCACGGCGGGCGGCTGTGCGCTGAAAGTGACGTGGCCGGGTGGTTCCTGTACGAACCGCGACCCGGTGTGTACGTGGTGGGGGTTCACTGACGCGGCGACTGAGTGTGCTTGGCAGGATGTGGGCTCGGCTGAGATGTGGGCACTCGATCCGGCCGACTGTGAGGCGGCACGTCATGACGGCTTCGAGACGCCGCCGGGGCAGAACACGCCGAGCCCGTCGCCGAGCCCGGGGCCGGTTGATGGTACGCCTGCGATCGTGGGGGCGGTGGAGGCGGCGGCGCGGGCTGTGGTGACGGCGGTCGGAAACGTGCTCAATGGGATCAATCAGGGGTTCAATCAGGCGGCGGCGCAGGTGGCGGGGGTGGGGCAGCAAGTCGCAGATATTCCGGGGGCGATTGTTCGGGCGGTGGTTCCTGATGCTGGGGTGATGGCGGGTCTGAACGGGCGGGCCGGGTCGGCGCTCGGCTCGCCGCTGCAGGGCTGGACTGATGCCTTGGGGCAGTTGGCCGGCGCGTTCGCGGTGCCTGAGGGCGGGTGTCAGGGGCCACCCTTCAGCATGGCTAGGTGGGGCACGTACTACCCGTTCACGACGTGTACCGGTACGGGTGCGACGACGGCCGGATTTGTCAAGGCAGCCATTGGCGTCGGCTTCGGGTTCACCGCGCTCCTGGCCTGCTTCCGGCTGCTGTCGTCGTCGCTGGGGTACCAGACAGGCAAGGGCGTCACATGATCTGGGAATGGCTCTACGGGCAGTTCGTCGCGGTCCTGGAGGGTATCGGCCAGACCTTGGCCAGCCTGGTCCCTCCGGTGCCGTCCTGGATTGCTGACGCGATCGCGGGTGTGTCGACGGTCGTCGGCAAGGCCGGAACGATCGGTACGTGGGTGCCCTGGGGCATCGTGGTGGCATCGGTGGGCCTGGTCGTGCTCGTCATGATCGCGGGTCTTGGGATTCAGTTGGCGCGAATCGTCGCGTCGTTCTTGACGTTGGGGGGTGGTGCCACATGACCGCTGTTGATCGTCGCCGATCCGTCCCCATCATGGGATATATCGGCGCTAACGGCGGGGGTTGAGTAAGTCCCTCGCGATGATTATGGACACGATTCCGTCTCTCGACGCGGGGCGACCGGTCTTGTCGACTGTTCGGCTGCTTGACTTCCGGAATCCGCGACCGTGTGAGGACGGGGACATGTGCCCGTTCCCTGACCATCCCGAACATGGCCAGGCACATCCTGCCTGGGTGCCGTTCCGGGATTGGGATCAACTTCTTGCAATGCATGACTGCGACGTACTCATGGATGAGATCACCGGCGTCGCGGGATCAAAGGACACGTCTTCGCTTCCGTCGCGGGTCGGGGACGAATTCCAACAGCAAAGGCGTGCCGATCGCTGCATAAGGTGGACCGCTCCGAGCTACGGCAGAGCCGATATTCAGCTACGGGAGACCACGCAAGCCATCACGGTGTGTACGGGCGGCTTCGGGGTACGTGACGGGGCTCGGCTGTGGCCCAAGAATCGCCTGTTCTACTGGCGGACGTACGACGTGCGCGGGGTGAATCGGGACACGGTTCAGGGCCTGACTGTTCAGGGCAAGGGCCGGTCATACACGCTCGGGGACGTGGCACCGTTGGCGAAGTCGTTGAAGTGGGGGCCTGGGTCGCTGGGTTTCCTGGCCTTCGACACGTTTGCCCCGGTGCTGCGCGTCGGCAAGGTCACGGAATCGGGCCGCTGCGTCAAGTGTGGGGGTCGTCGGTCCGTGCCCGCCTGCTCGTGTGATGACACGCCGAGCAGGCAGGCAGCAATTAGGCCGGGTCGTCCTCTGCGTGCGTTGCCGTCGTCGTGAGTTCGGGCGGGCAGTGTGTGGCCGGTGGCCGGGCGTTGCCTGTCAGGCATATCGCGGTGATGAGCCAGCCGAGGGTGCAGCGGGCTGGTGAACGGCAGATGCGGCACTTCGGATGCAAGGTCTGATAGGCCGCTGTTCTCGGGTTGGTCGTCCATCCGATCACCGGGGTGTGGTCGTCCTCGGGGCTGGTCGGGGCATTGGACGATGTGCCGCGCCGGGCCGTGCCGTCGACGCCATGCCGCGTATTCATTCGCTGGGGTTGCTGTAGCGGGTGGCCTGTGCCTCCAGGTCGCGGATTTTGGCGTTCCTCAGGTATCGGATCGCGCTTGCCTTGCTCGGGTACGGGCGGCCGGGGGTTTCATTGCGGCCGGTGTAGGCGGAGAACTGGCCGTGTCCGGGGGTGTCGCTGAAGATCATCCCGGTGCGGTGCTTGTTCCCGTCCTCGTCGGTGATGTAGATCGTCCACGCGGTTGCTGTGGTGGTGGTCTTCCATGCGGTCATGATCGGTTCCCCTTCATCGTGGTGTGCTTGCTACGCCAGCATAGCAAACATTGCTATCAGTGCATAGCAGAGATGAGAGTTCTCTCATGGTTGGTCGGCTGTTTCGGATACGGCTTTCCCTTGGGAGGCAGAGGGGCACCGTTCCTGATGGCGGACAGGAGTAGCAGAGCGAGGGTTCAGTCACCGGCACGGCATCGCTTGCGATGACCCCGGAGGGGTTGACGGGTTCAGAACGGCGCGGAGAATGGCCAGAGTCAGGTACGGAGACACGGCCCCAGCCCGTTCCACAAGCGACCCTGTTTGTGATGTATGGTGCCCTTATGTGCATCACATCGCGGGATCTCTGGTTGTACTACGGCTGTGTTCTCGCCGTGTCGTTGAGTTGCTTCCTGGCGGCTGTCGTGAGGCGGTGCATGAGATGACGCGGCGTCCGCGAATCACGGTCTCGATCGATCAGGACCAGTACGACGTGCTGCAGCGTCTAGGACGCGCGCGGGGCGTCTCGGTAGGGAAACTGGTGCGCGAACTGGTCGAGGCTGTAGAGCCCGCTCTAGGCCGTGCGGCGAGCCTTCTAGAGCAGGCTGCACGGGCACAGGCCGAACTGCCGCGCAAGTTGCGGGAACTGACCAACGTCGGCGCCGACGACATGGAAGCCCTCGGCGAGATGGCCGACCTGGTCGAGTTGCTGGAACTGGTCCGCGCCGCTGGCGCGAAGGAAGGCGGGCCGGGAGTAAACCCCCGTCCTGTAACACGGGGGTTAGGTCGGCCGGACGGGGAGGGTGGGACCGCTGAGAGATTCCTCCCCAACGGGGTGCGGTGGTGACCGCCTTCGACTGGTACGCGGCGACGATCCGCGACGATCCGGCGACCG